AGAAGGGGAACGCACGATGACCAAGCCCATCACCTTCGCCAACCGCTACAACAACCCAGGCACCGCCAACGATCCCAAGATCCGCGACGAGCCCTCCAAGACGCGGCAGGAGTTCAAGGCCGAATCCGAGATCACCACCATCATGGCCGCCTACGAACGGCAGGGCCTCCTGCCCCAAGGCAAGCGCGAACCCATCTTCGGGGACTTCACCGCACCTGAGCTGGGCAGCTACCAGGACGCGCTCCGCACCATCGAAGGCACCAAGGACCTCATGGAACGCCTCCCAGCCAAGGTCCGCGACCGCTTCCGCAACGATCCGGTCCGCCTGATCCTCTTCTGCCAGGACCCGAGGAACCAGGCCGAGGCGCTCGAGCTCGGGCTCATGCGCGCCGACTTCAAGCTCCAGAGCAACACGCCACCGACCCCGCCGGCGGCGGAGACGCCCAAGGCATGATCCACGTCCGCGACGCCCTGGCGGCCGCCCTGGAGGCCCTCGTGGCCTCCTGGGAGGCCGCAGGAGCGACGCAACGAGGGGGGGGGGCTACCTCAGGTACCCCCCCTCCTCCACCCCGGCTCACCCTTCTGGGTTCCCCCGGGGACCTCCCCCCACAACAAGCAACAGCAGGCACATCCTCTCACCGAGAGTATGGCCAAAGCTGTCACTCGTACCCTTTGCATCAAGAAGTAGAGGTACTCGTTCCTCAGGCGCCTCATCGGCGCCTCAGAGGCACCACCCTGTGGGGGTGCCTCCTAGCACTCCTGACGTCATGCGTAGCGCACATAGACATACAGATACGAAAGGATGAGAAGAAATGCGCTCCACAACCAGCCACCAGTTTTCCCGGGTCCCGCAGGCCAACATCCAGCGGTCCACCTTCAACCGGAGCCACGGCTACAAAACCACGTTCGACGCCGGGTACCTGATCCCGTTCTACCTGGACGAGATCCTCCCCGGCGACACGTTCAACCTCCAGGCGCAGCTGTTCGCGCGCCTCGCAACACCGTTCGTGCCGTTCATGGACAACCTCTTCCTCGACACGTTCTACTTCTTCGTCCCGAACCGGCTCCTGTGGGACCACTGGCAGAACTTCATGGGTGAAGAGGATTCACCCGGAGACAACGAGATCATCGACTACGTGGTCCCGAACCTCCCGGATACCGCCGTCGCTCCCGGCTCCATCGGCGACTACTTCGGCATCCCCGCCGATCACATGGGGTGGGTCGGACCGGGCGAGGTCAAGATCTCCGCCCTTCCGTTCCGCGCCTACGCGCTCATCTACAACGAATGGTTCCGGGACCAGAACCTCCAGGACAAGATCACCTGGTCCCGCAGCGACACCGGCGAAGACTGGGCCGACTTCGCTCCAAGGCGCAGGGGCAAGCGCCACGACTACTTCACCAGCGCACTCCCGTGGCCGCAGAAGGGACCCGGCGTCATGATCCCACTCGGCGCCTCGGCTCCCGTCACGCCCGATGCGGCCATGGCCATGCCGACCTTCGGCACCGCTGGCACCGGCATGACGGATGCCGACACCCTTCGGGCGGAAACGGCTGGTTCCGTGAACTCCGCCGTCATCTTCGACAACACCGGCGGCGCAGCTGGGTCCCTCTCCTGGGATCAACCTCACCTCATCGCCGACCTCTCCGAGGCCACCGCAGCAACCATCAACAGCCTGCGCCAGGCCTTCCAGATCCAGCGCCTCTACGAACGAGACGCACGCGGAGGCTCCCGGTACACCGAGATCCTCCGCAGCCACTTCGGCGTCGTCTCTCCCGACGCCCGCCTCCAGCGACCCGAGTACCTCGGGGGTGGCACCGTCCCGGTCCACATCAGCCCGATCGCCCAGACCTCCGGCTCACCGCCCGACTCCACCGGCTTCACCTCGACACCCCAGGGCAACCTCGCCGCCATGGGCACCGTCAGCGGCCGCAGCGGATTCTCGAAGTCCTTCGTCGAGCACGGCTGGGTCATCGGCCTCCTCGAGGTCCGCGCTGACCTCACGTACCAACAGGGCCTCGACCGCATGTGGACCCGGCAGACGCGCTTCGAGTACTACTGGCCGGCCCTCGCACACCTCGGAGAGCAGCCGATCTACAACTACGAGATCTTCTGGACCGGCCTCCCAGACGGCCTCAACGGCACCGACCTCGACGTCTTCGGATACCAGGAGCGCTACGCCGAGTACCGCTACAAGCCCTCTCGCATCACCGGCAAGCTGCGGAGCTCGAGCACCATTCCCACCGGCCTCGATGTCTGGCACCTCGGCCAGGTCTTCCAGGGCGTCCCCGCCCTGAACGCCGCCTTCATCGAGGACTCACCTCCCGTCAAACGGGTCTCCGCCGTCCCGTCGGAGCCCGACTTCATCCTCGACGCCTACATCAACCTGAAGTGCACTCGCCCCATGCCCGTCTACAGCGTCCCGGGCATGATCGACCACTTCTAAAGCGAGGCCACCATGGACTGGGGAGCTGCAGCCGACTTCGGCGGAGGCATCATCAGCACCGCTGGAGCCATGTGGCAGAACTACCAGGCCCAACGCGAAAGCGAGAAACAGAGGGCCTGGTCCGAGAAGATGAGCAACACCGCGTACCAACGCCAGGTCGCGGACATGAAGGCCGCCGGCCTCAACCCGATCCTCGCGGCCATGAAGGGTGGCGGCGCCGACACACCGGGCACCCAGCTGCCTCAGCTGACCAACCCGACACAGAACCTCGGCGCCGGAATCTCCTCTGCCGCCAGGTTCGCCCTCCTGGACAAACCGCTCACCGACGCCGAGATCAACCAGAAGGACGCAGCCGCCCAGCAGAGCCGCACCGCTGCGGCCCTGCACAGCGCCCAGGCGCTCCAGGCCGACGCGAACCGCATCAACACCCAGATCGACACGCTCACCCGCATGTACGACCTGGAGCACCTCAAGCCGGAGGAGAAGAACAGGATCCAACAGCAGATCCGCAACCTCCAGGCCGAGTGGCACAACATCAACTCACAGCGAAGGGCCCACGACGCGTCCGCTCGCGCTTCCGACACACGGGCCACCATGACCCAGGAGCAGACAAAGATCCTCCAGGCCATCAACCCACTCATCGTGGAGGGGGGCAAGGCCCTGCAACAACTCCTCAAGTGGGCCCAGAGCGGAGAGATCGGCGATGCGGTCTACGAGACCGTCGACGGTCTCCAGAAAGCCTGGGGCAAGAGCGAGCAGGTCCGCAAGACCGTGGGCGACATCCTCAACGCACTCGGCCTCAACACGCGACCCGAGGACCTCGGAAGGCAGTGGTTCGACGAAGCCAAGCCCTCACCCATGCCCGGCCGCTACGAGTCGGGCATCCCGCAGTTTCCAGGAGAAGGAGGCCAGCCATGAAGCGATCCAAGATCCGCAACAAGCGCCGCGACCGGCGGCGGTTCAGCAAGACCGCCAGCAGGACCCACAAAAAGAACCTCCGGGCGACGCCCATGAGAGGAGGCTTCCGCATCTAGCGGCCAGGCCGCCGGCAACCTCTCGACCGGCGACGGGTGGGGCGCGCATACCCAGCCTGCAATCACGCGCAACCACATGCCCTGCAACCATCCTCTCGCCGCCTGGCGCCCACGCAAACCGAACGAGAACGGCCGCTACGCGCCCACGTTCGACTTCAACCAGGCGGACACCTCGCAGAAGCTGGAACTCCCGTGCGGCCACTGCATCGGATGCCGCCTGGAACGCGCACGCCAGTGGGCGATGCGCATGATGCACGAGAAACGCAACTGGCGATGGAACTACTTCGCCACGCTCACCTACGACGACGATCACCTGCCGAAGAACTACAGCCTTCGACCGGAAGACTTCGTAAAATTCATGAAGAGGCTGCGCCATCAGCACCAAGGTGTACGCTTCTACCAATGCGGCGAGTACGGCGAACGAACACTCCGACCTCATCACCACGCAATCCTGTTCAACTGCAACCTCCAGGACCTACGCGAGATCCCGCGCGCGCGAGACGCACACACGCTTTTCCGCTCGGAAGCCCTGGAAGCAGTTTGGCAACAAGGGACCGTGACTGTAGGAGAACTCACGTTCGAATCTGCCGCCTACGCCGCAAGCTACATCACAAAGAAGATCACCGGACCCGACGCCGATGAACACTACCAAGGTCGGGTCCCGGAGTACTCCACAATGAGTCGAAGGCCAGGCATCGGCAAGGCCTACTTCACCGAGTACCGAGACGAACTAGACAACCACGACACCGTCGTTGTAAGGGGACTGACAATGCGTCCTCCCCGCTACTACGACTACCTCAGGAAGAAGGAGGATCCCGACGCACAAGCACTGATCGATCAGAAGCGCAACGAAGAGGAATTCCGAAGGCTCACTCACCGTCAACGCCTCGCCCGCGAAGCCAACGTGCTCGGAAGGCGAGGCCTCACATCGAGAGGCAACCTGTGATCCAGAAGATCTACAGCATCTACGACGTCAAGGTCGGTCTCTACATGCAGCCCTTCCCGGCACACACCCACGGCATGGCACTCCGCATGTTCTCCGACCACGTGAACGACCCGAACACCATCACGCACAAGCACCCAGCCGACTTCGCCCTCTTCCACCTCGCCGACTTCGACGAGAGCGAGGGCCGCTACCAGAACCGGGACAAGCCCGAGCACCTCGCCCAGGCCACCGACTTCCTCGAGGTCACCAAGGCACCACCCACTCAGCTCGACATCACCGACGCGATCAACCGCGCCAAGAAGGGGAACGCACGATGACCAAGCCCATCACCTTCGCCAACCGCTACAACAACCCAGGCACCGCCAACGATCCCAAGATCCGCGACGAGCCCTCCAAGACGCGGCAGGAGTTCAAGGCC